ATCCACTGCGATTTCCCCTACGGAATCGAGGCCGATAACTTTAACCAGGGCGGAGCGGCCGCGCACGGAGGCTATCTGGACACCCCAGAGACATGGCAGCGTCTTATGGACGCGCTGGCTTTAGCCACACGGACTATTACAGCCCCGTCGTGCCACTTGATGTTTTGGTTCGCTATGCGAAAGCGCGACGACCGGCTCTACGAGCCCACGGCCAAGGCGCTTGAGCGCATGGGCTGGAATATAAACCCAATGCCTTTAGTCTGGCTGAAATCTGATGGTGTAGGTATAATTCCAGACCCTGAAAGAGGCCCTAGACAGATCTATGAAACTTGTTTCTTTGGGACTAGGGGTGATCGAAAGATTGTCAGAGCAAAAGCTAATGCGTACGCTAGTCCGACAGTAAGAGACAAGCATATGAGTGAGAAGCCCGAGCCGATGCTCAGGCACTTTTTCGAGATGTTTGTAGACGAAAACACAGTTATACTCGATCCTACCTGCGGATCAGGCTCCGCTCTTAGAGCCGCAGAGTCCTTGGGGGCTAAATATACTCTTGGATTGGAGATAAATGATGAGTTCGCAAACTCTGCCCGTAGCGCACTTGACGACTCGCGAAGAAAGAGAGAGGCCTTCAGCGCGCAATTTTGATCTCAGTGAGTCAAGTAAAGACCTAGAAATCTTGGGGCTGTTGATATAATCGTGAAGAACAAGATCGCACTCGTAGGTGAGGCCTGGGGCGAGCACGAGGAGCGAGAACGTATGCCCTTTGTTGGCCCAGCGGGCTGGCAGTTGAACAGTATGCTCCGCGAGGCTGGTATTGTTAGAGCCGAGTGCTTTCTCACGAACTGTTTCAACTTACGGCCTCGACCGACTAACAAAATCGAGAATCTGTGTGCAACCCGCAAGGAGGTCCGACATGCGCTCCCGCCGCTATCATCTGGCAAGTATATCCGCGATGAATTTCTCCCAGAGCTCGAAAGACTTTACGCAGAACTTACTGAAGTTAATCCAAATGTCATTGTCTGTCTCGGGGGAACTGCAGCCTGGGCAGTACTACGTGACGGTAGAATATCGAAACTTCGTGGGGCAATCGCAGATTCCCCCGTCTTACCAGGAAAAAAAGTCCTCCCAACCTTCCACCCCTCCTACATCCTCCAGGGCGGATACAGCGAGCGGCACGTCACAATCCTCGACCTCCAGAAAGCCAGACGTGAGTCAGAGTATCCCGAAATACGAAGGCCCAAACGAATCATCTATACAGAACCTCTCCTCCAAGAGTTAGATTGGTTCGCGGAGAAGTTCATCGTACGTGCGCGGCGCCTCGCCGTCGATATCGAGACACGGGGGGACCGCATTACCTGTATTGGCTTTGCCCCCTCGACAGACGTTGCCCTAGTGGTTCCGTTCGAGGACTTACGGAAGCCCGGAGGTAACTATTGGGGCTCGCTTGAGGCCGAGGTCGCGGCCTGGGAATGGATACGGCGGGTGCTGGATTCGCCTGTTGAGAAGGTCTTTCAAAACGGCCTGTTTGATCTACATCGCCTCTGGCGAGGCTATGGCATTCCAGTTAGGAATGCCGAGCATGACACGATGCTGTTACATCACGCACTAATGCCCGAGTCCCCGAAGGCACTGGCCTATCTCGGTTCGATCTACACTAACGAATCGGCGTGGAAACTCGGCATACGCCTTAAGCATAAGGGCACCATCAAGAAGGAGGACTAACATGGTAGCCTTCCTAGAACCTCTTGTAGCGGCCGCAATGCGCTCGGCTGCTGTCCGCACTGGCCTTGCAGCCCTTGGTGATGACCTCTTAGAGGTCGCCGCGAGCGAGGGCCTCGATACTCTTAAAGAGACCGAGATCACTATTCCGGTCAATAGTACCGCTATCCGCTCGATCGGCTACCATGTCAGTGGTATCATCACAGTGGAGTTCGCGCGGGACGGCCGAAAGTACGATTACCCTGGGACCGAGGCCCAATTCATCGCATTTCTCGCGGCGCCCTCGAAGGGCGAATGGTTCAACAGTCATCTCCGATGAAACAGATAACTCTAACAAAAGGCTACGTAGCTCTAGTGAGTGAGGAAGACTTCGAGCGAATAAACAAGCTAAAGTGGTTTGCAAATAAGAATGGTAGATATATACGAGCAGCCAGGTGTAAATGGAGAACTATGATTTATATTCATCACGAGGTTCTTGGGATAATGCCGTGGGAGTTAAATGGAAAAGAGATAGATCATATCGACGGAAATCCTCTTAATAATTGTCGAGAAAATCTCAGGATCGTAACTCATGAAGAGAATATGCGTAATAGCCATAGACACATAGAAAGAATAGGATACTCTTACAATGAGAAAGCTCGATTATGGATGGTTTACTTGGACATGCCTGGAAAGAAGAGAAAACATTTAGGCTACACTAAAACTAAACTTGAAGCGGAACAAAGAATAGCAGAGGCTCGTCGTCGTGAAGGTCTTTCATACTGATACTCTTAGACCCGGGCAACCCCAATCAGAGACTGAACGGTTATGGGTCTATAATGGTCTTGATTGCTGCGTGACGTTTGAGGTCTTAGAGGCCACGCTTTCGCAGTTAGACAACCTGACCGGGGCAACCTATGCACTTTCGCGCGCCCTTCAGGGTCCGGTTCTAGAGATGAACATGAGAGGAGTCAGAGTCGATGAAACCGCCAGACAAGCCGCCATCCAGAGTTATCGAAGTGATGTTGAGAGACTTGAACGGAACCTATATACTATCGTTCACGATGGAGTCGGCTATACCAATTTCAGAGATTCTGGAAAGACGAAAGCGTGGCGATCCAATAGTCATGTTGGAGCTTTACTCTATGATGTCCTCAAAATGCCTCAAATACGCAAACGCAATGAGCGAGGCGAACTTGTTAGAACTGTCAACCGAGACGCCCTTGAGCGGCTCCAAGTTCACTTTCTCGCTCAGCCAATTATTGCACATCTCCTGGCTCTACGAGACATTGGTAAAAAGGTTGGAGTCCTTGAGACAAAAATTGACTCGGACGGAAGGCTCAGAACGTCATATAACATTGCAGGAACTACGACAGGTAGATTTTCATCTAGCCTTAATGACTTCGGAACTGGTGGAAATCTCCAAAACATTGAAGAAAGGCTCCGTAGAATCTTCATAGCTGATCCGGGAATGAAGTTCGCTAATATCGACCTCGAACAGGCTGATAGCCGCAACATAGGAGCTTTGTGCTGGAATGTCCTCAGAAACCCCACGTACCTTGATGCCTGCGAGTCCGGAGATTTGCATACTTCAGTTGCTCGGATTGCCTACCCGAACAATGGGTGGACAGGAGATCGTGTGGCAGACAGAGCCATTGCCGAAAGACCATTTTACCGTCACCACGGCCTACGCCACATGTGCAAAGTGCTTGGACACGGTACAAATTATCTTGGTTCAGCCTTTGAAATGTCAAAGCACACCAAAATTGAGCAGTCCATAATCAAGGAGTTCCAGTCTACTTATTTCAATGCTTTCCCAGGTATCCCTAGGCTCCACGAGTGGATCAGAGAACAGCTGATCCAAACCGGCTACCTTATCACGCCCTTCGGGCGCAAGCGTTGGTTCTTCGGAAAGCGAGACGAGAACGATACTCTAAAACAGGCCGTGGCCCACATGGGCCAGTCAATGACCGCCGACGAGATGAACTTTGCTATGATAGCGCTATGGCGGCTGGGCATAGCCCAACTGCTTTTACAGGGTCACGACTCGCTGCTTATACAGTATCCTGAGGAGAGGGAGAATGAAATCATACCGCAGGCGCTTTCTGCAATGCAGACTCCTTTAGAACTTGAAGGAGGACGAAAATTCGTAGTGCCACTCGATGTGCAGGTGGGGTGGAACTGGGGTAAGTTCGACAAGGTGACCGGGGACAACCCCGGAGGACTAGCAAAGTGGCCTGATGAACGCGCCCGCAGGGATTAGGCGGCTGGGAAGCTGGATCGAGGCGTACCAAGATTACACGGAAATCCTACCCTCTCCCCCACTGTTTCGTAAGTGGGTAGGCATCTTCTTTGTAGCAGCCGCTATGGAACGTAGGATTTGGGTCAGGACTATGGGGTCAGCCCTGTACCCGAATCTATACGCACTTCTGGTAGGTCCG